GGGGGATGGATGTGGGGCGTATTGGATGGGCGACAGGTCGTGCTATCATGTCACCCTGTCGTGATACCCTTCACCCTGTGATGGGAGTGGGGCGGGGTGTGTTGCCACGCGTCTTCGCGTGGGGTCATCGGACAAATAGTCCGATATACTCATAGAATTGGTTCTTGACGGTCATGTCCTCGAATCGTATCAACCCGTTACGAAACGCGAACACGACCCGTTTGACCCTGGGCGAATCGTTCAAGGACTTAATCAACAACAAGTTCATGTCGTGGTCGTCCTTGGTGAGGGTGTACAGGTTATACGAACACGGGTCGAATTGCCGATTGACAAATATCAACCCAACCTTGTAGTCGACCCAGAACCCATACATGACGCCGTTCCACTTCATACCAAGCATAAATTCCGACTTGGGTGTCTTGGGTTCGATGAAGGTGTCATTGTCCGCCAACCACTTGTTTTCGATGGCATAGTCACCGTATCGTGTACCCGACACCAATTGACCGAAGCGCGTTTTCTTCTTCTTTTCGATGAACTCCGCATCGGTGAAGAGTTCGACACACACTTGACCCACAACCGTGAACCGCTTGGTTGTATCGGGGCGTATGTTCCAGAATAGGAAGTACGGGTTGACTACCGTGATGGAGTTCGCCAACAGAACCGCGCGGACATTATCGCGGAGACGCGCGACCGTTTCATACAGGTCAAGGAATACTTCGACCTCGTTCTTCAAGTAGGTCACGCGTCCCTTGTCGATGATGAACTCATCGAAGATTATCTTGTTTACATTCGGGAAGTTGATGGACTTCGCCTTTCGGGAAGTGGACAGGGCGATGAAGTGGATGGCGGGTTTGTCGTTGATGTACCCGATGTTCCCGACGATATCGAACTTCACGCCCTCATAGAACCCTTCCTTCTTGACGGCTTCGAAGTACGCGTTGTTGTCAAGGATGCCTGGGTTGTCCTTGTCGCCCCACAGTTCGTTCTTATAGCGACGAACCCACACGGCTTCCTTGCCCGTTTTCAAGAAGTCATCAATGACCCATCGGGTGAAGTGGAAGGTCTTACCACCGCCACGGTTCGACAACACCATGTTCATGATTTTGTTGTGTGACAATAGGGTCGATTTATCGTACCACATCAAAAACGCCTCCTTGTCGCCGCGATAATCATCAAAACACCCATTTTTCGGGATGTATTTGTGACGATACCACCTGGGTCAATAGACCCGCCCTTCAACTTATTGTACCACTTCAACGCCTGGGCGCTTCGGAGTGGTTGGGGTCGAACCAATGGGCGTTCGTAGTTATACAAGAACGCCTGTGCAAGGGAAGAGGGCGAAGAAGTGCTTGTCTTGAACCATTCAAACGAATAATTGTATTGTTTGGTTTTAATCCATTGTAGACCGTTTTCCACCTCGTATTCTATGCGCATAAGGGCGCTATCCATATGGGACGGGTCTAATTCACGGTAGTAGCACCAATCCGTATACTTCGTTGACGGTGTCCATTGGACAAGTCCGAATCCCCTTGTGTCATCACCTGGGTCAAGATTTTCCCACACACCTGGGTTCAAGTATGATTCGGTTTCCATGTTCCCGAGCATCCCGCAAATGGCTTGCGGTGACCACCCGCGAAGGCGAAGGTAGTTATAGATGTATCGCGCGTTGACTTCCTTCTCCTCCGCGTTCAATTCACGGTTGCCTGTGTAGAACTCAACCGCCATTGACCTTGTCCTTCATGACGGCGATAACTTCCCGAATCTCCGTCATCAATTCAATCAACTGTCCGTTGAACTTGTAGTCCTTGAAAAGGAAGTAGGCAACGATACAAACCGCCGTTCCATTCGTCACGATCAGGTTGATAATTTGCTCCATGGTTCGTCCTCCTTAACTAAAATAATAAGTATGTCCTTCAAAGATAAGGTCTTCGGGGTCAACAGGAAATTCAAAGTTTTCATCCTCGTAAATAACACCACTTGTTGACCAATCCTCGGGATAATCCGCATCGCAACTCACGACACTCTCGTATATACTGAACCCGCAACCATTCACGGGGTATGTGTTGGATTGGATGAACTGTCTCCAAGATTGACCAATCGTAAATTCGAATGATGTATCACTTGTACCAGACATGAAGGGTATATCATGGATGGTGAACGAACCCATTTTCGGTTCTTCCTCTTCCTTCTCACCGCCCAGGTAAGCAATCAACAGTTTACCCAAGTCATCCTTGTCCGAGGTCACACCGCTGATATACGGGTTATCTCGGAGGACGGCGACATCGTCATCACTCTGGGCGTTGTATGTCCACACCTCCAGAGGGACGAACATTTCCGCACACTTGACCGCGTAGGTGTTCAACGCGGGGTTTTGCCACGCGGAGTCGATGAAGGCTTCATTCAAACCCGTTTGAACGGACGCCAGGTGTTGGAGTTTCTTGGTCACATCCGTGTCCCCCGCGTTTACGATATAGCCGACGCGGGCGAAGGGGTCAATCGCGGTTACGCGTTGGAGGTCTTCAATTCGGAAGGATATCCAGGTCACATTCTGTGCCATTCCGTACTTGTTCACGATGTCCACCAGGGTCTTCACCTGGGCGGGGGTGATAAGCACATCCCCGTTCGGTTCAATCTCGATGTACGGGTGGAGTTGAAGCGACGCGCACAACTTCACGAACTCGTCGAAGGTGGCAATCTTTTCACCACCCAGGTCAAGGGCTTGAAGTTCCGCCAAGGTCTTCGTGTGAACCCGACCCGTTCCGTTGGAAATACGGTCGACGGTGTCATCATGGAAGAGGACGGGAACGCCATCCGAAGAGAAGCGAACATCACATTCCACGAAGTCGAACCCGTTTTTCTTGGACAGTTTGAAGGCGGACACGGTGTTTTCGGTGGCTTCGTAGTTATAACCCCGATGGTTGACCGCTTTGACCTTACGAGGGCAAACGGCGCGTTTGTGGAGGGTCAACGCCTTGAAGGATGCAACCCGTCCCAGGGTTCGGGAGGTATTCATCAAGTTGATACCCTTACCACCAACGGGTTCGATTCGGATGGCTTTGTACAAGTCGGAATCGAATTGACGGGCGGGGTTGATGTCCAGGTTGGCTTCCGCGTCATAACTGTCCGCCATGACCATGATTCGGAAGTATGTCCCCGATTTGATGATGTAGTCGCCGTTATCGGTCACCCATCCCTTGTCCTGGGCGTTGTTTCCGTTGGCGTCCGAATAGGTGTAGACCGCCATTCGGCACGCGTCCGAATGCTTCAACGCGATGTCGAAGCCCAACTTGACGATGTCCCGTGTGACATAGCGGGAACGCGTACCATAAACACCCTGGGTGAGGTTCATTCCACCCAACACCATCATGAGGTCAACATCAAGGGCGTTTTGAATGTTGGCGTTGGCGTTGTTCGCGCGGTTCGCCGTGGATTCCATCTTCCGAACGAAGAGAAGGTCACCCAGGATGTGGGGGTCTTCGGGTTTGTTGGCGGATGCTTCGGGTTCATGTGCCACCAGAATCACACATTCGCAATCGGTTTGGACGGTGTAGTCGCTCTGTCTCCACGGTTCAAATGTGTAGGTGTCACCAACGCGGAATCCAAGGTAGAACCGCGCGCCCGAATAATCGGTCAAACCGATGACATCACCAGGGGACAACTGCAACTGTTTACCCTCCTTGATGCGAATACGGGTGTTTTGGGCGAATGTGTCGGAATAGTCCCACCCGCTTTTGGTAAGACCAACGCTTCCCGTCTCATAGTCCAACGGGTAGAAGTCGACCTTGCTAACCTTATCGCGGAACTGTGTGCGAACTGCTGCGCCCGCGTCGTTGTAGGTCTTACCGTCCGCACCAAGGCGGAGGTCGATAACTTCCAAGTCCATGGTGGTGGGTTCGTTCGGGGTGTTCGTCAACAGGTTGTCAACGCGCTTGGAAATATCGCCCGCGTATTGGTCAATATCCCTTGCGAAGTCACCGTTTTTGATGTGGGTCTGGATGCCCTTTTCAATCCCTTCGGGAATCTGGTTGACCTCGTCAATACATTCGTTTACCTTCTTGGCGGTTCTCCCCGCCAACTCCAACGCGGTCATGGCTTCTTCGTCGTAAACGGACGCGGGGTTGGTCAATGAATAATGGTCAAATTTGTCAATCATGTGTGGTCACTCCTTTCATCAATAGACCTTCAAGAAAAGGTCATTCAGTTCGTTTATAATCATCATGTCGATGTTCAAGAAGGCTTCGCGCAACGCCTTCAATTCGTACCCAAGGGGTTGTACACCGATATTTCCCTTACGGGTCAAGGTGTAAGTCTCCGACCCTTCGTCCTCCGTTGCGGTGGACGATGTGCCAGAAGTCGCGCCCGTCTGGTGGTCGGTTCGGGTGTCGTTGGTGGCGTCTGTCTGTGTACCCGTTACCGTTTCGGATGCTTCGCCGTTCTCCACCGTCGCTTCGGTCATATACTTGTCAATGTTGTCAATAGACCCTTGAGGGGTGTCCGACCGCTTTTTGGTGTTGTTCGTTGTCCCCGTGTTGGTGCGGTTATCGGTGGAGGTTTGCGAACCTTCACCCGTGGAACTTCCATCCAGTTCGGATTCGGTTTCGCTTGTACCCTGGGACGAACCACGGCTTGTGTGTTGGCGTGTGTACTCTTCCCGAAGGTTGTAGGCTTCGAAGGGGTCTTCCACACTCTTCAACAGGTCTTCCGATTCGTACAGTTGGATGTAGTACGGCATGATTTCCCGAACACGCGTTCGGAAGGCGTGAAGCCACCGTCCAGGCGTTTCCATGCCGATTTGTCGGAAGAAGAAGTGGTCAATGACCTTCTTTTCAAATGCCTTCTTGGCGTCATCCTTATAATAGGAAGGATAATCGAACGCCCAGACATCCACACCGTTCTGGATGAGTTCCCGAAGTTCCACGGTCACCATGGTGTTGTCATAGTTCAAACAGTTGTACGGAATCATTCTTCACTACCCCCTTCCGACTTTTCCACATTTCCCACAGGGTTTTCCATAGGGTCTTGACGGCGTCGGACGGACACCGACAACCCGAACATCTTGTTGATGGCTTCACACGCCCGTTCCCGCGCTTCCAACTGAAGGTCGGCGAAGGATGTTATCAACTGGTTGTTGGAGTTGGCTTCGTCCGTGATAAGTCGTTCCCGCTTTTCGTATGGGGTATTGTTCAACCCCAGGAAGGTCAACAACTCATTTTCGACCGCCTTCTTGTAGTCCATGAGGTCGATTCCCAAGAACTTCGCCTTCAAGTCCAACGCCTGGATGTTGTCCATGTTCAAGGACTTGTCCGCGAAGATGGCGGGGACATTCCCGTCGACCTGTTGGAAGATGCGCTTCATGGTCATGACATCCTTGTCATCGCACACCAGGACGATGGGGGTCTTGCTTGCCTTGATGTTCACATCCATGGTTCGTTCCGCTTCCACGATTTTGTTTGTGTAGAACATCACAAAATCCCGCGTTGGCAAGCGTAACTTGTTGTTTTCGATGATGACACATTCATCGGCGCGAAGTTCCTTCGAATACCCGTACCCGAACACGCGATAGTTCAACGGGTCGCCCTGGATGTTCACCCGTCCGCCGTTCTCCACAGGGAGGACAAGCGGTCGTTGTGATTCGGGACGGATGAAACAACCCGCCATTCCACGGTCGAACAATTCCCGTTCGATGTGGCGTTCTTCGATGCCAGGCGGTAGCCCGTCCCATTCAAATGCGTTCATGCTCACCAACTTGTATTTTTCGAAGATGACCTTGAAGGTCAAGTCGTTCAACAGGTCGGTGAGGGTGGCGCGTTTTCGTGCCATTGTTTACACCTCCTATTCACCAATGGGGTCATTGGTTAAATGATACATCCCGATCGAGTCACCGTCCCGCCAAAAGGTGATTCCCGAATCGAAGATGGATTCGATTTTGATGCGGTCTTCGTTGCAAATTTGACCACCGACCACACACCCGTTCGTCCGTATATAGGTGAACAAACTGCGCGCGCATATATTCGGGTATTGAACCCGTTTGATGGCGTACCCGTACTGGGTGAAGTAGTGGTCGATGATGCGCGCCCGTTCGGCGGTCACATGACGCCAATAAAAAGTGAAGGTATGCTTCCCCGCCATGATGTTCGTGGTGGCGGAGTGGTTTCCGCGCGCTTGCGGGGGTTGGACTTCGCGGTCTTGCTTCATTGCCAGGTTGTCCGCGATAGTTTTTCCGCCACTCATGACCGCCCCGACACCGCCCGCGATGCCGACAGGGTTTCCAAGGTAGGCGGACACGGCGGTGGTGGCGATACCGCCCGCGATGGATAGACCCGCCATGGCGTTCGACAACCCCAGGGAATTTTGGTTCTGTGCCAACCATATCTTGTAAGCGTCGGCGTTCCATGCACAGGTCGGGAAGTTCCCGATTTCCATGGCGGTTTCGTACCCCATGTTGTCGTAACCTTGCAAGACCATCTTGACATCGGCTTCGGGTGAATAACCGCCATACAGTTGAAGACCCAAGGAGAAGGTCATCTGGTCGCCCTGGATGACATCTCCCGAGAATCGTTCGAAACGGTAAACGCCACCCGAACCCATGTTGTTGGACACATACAAAAAATTGAAGGGGTATTGGTACAACTTCGCGTTCTTGGGAATATAGTTTCCAACCGACGAAAGAGGGGAGAAGTCCGCGTCGATGCTCGTGGACACCTTTTCCATACTTGTGACAGGCTTGAACACATTGCCGTCCGTCCAGGTTGCCTGGACACCGTCAGGGTATTTTCCCAGTTTCACCAATGCCTTCGGGTACATCCACATGGTCACCACGCCGTCAATCAAGCCTTCATCACTTAAGATGTTCAACTTCGCGCCCATGGCTTGCCAGTCGGACATTGAACCTGCCCACACACCAAGACCACCGAACACGCCGTTGTACCTGGATGCGAACACCTTGTCGATGTTGTCCTTGTCGCTTGTGTATAAGGGGTTATAGGTTGCCAACATAAGGACACACAGTTCTTCGATGTCGGGAAGGTCAAACCACCAACCCGTCGTCAATTCACCCGTGTCAAGGTCTTCTTCCACCGTATTCCCACCCAAAGCATCCGTCGGGGTGTGTTGGCGTTCGATGTGACAGGGTGGAAGATACCAATCAAACATATAGGTTTGGATGACATCCAGTTCCAGGGTCAATTCCACCGTGTTGTCGTTCACATACTCCACATTGTTGATAAAGTAGAACCACCACTTCCCCGTCGCCGTGTTTCGGAAGTACAAGTAGTTCCACTTGCGGGCGTCCTCCATCATCGCGTCCACCTTCAAAGACCAGGACTTCCGGCAATAAGAATAGGCGGTAAGGGTTTTTACCACCTTACCGCCAAAATAGTCCAGTTGTTTGCCCTGGGTCGTGAAGTAGATAGAATGGTGGTATCGTGAATCAATCGCCACGCCCGAAACGATGTTGATAGTCGTTTGCGGTGTACTCATTCTATGCTACCCCCTTTACGCCGTTACCTTGAAGCGGATGGCGGTCTTGAAGGGCGACGCCGACAGAATCTGGTGAACATGGTAGAAGTAGTTGGTGAACAACCCCTGTTCGTTTCTCTGGGACTTCATCGTGGACAGGGTGTCAAAGACCTTCAAGAAGTCCTTGTCAACCAAAAGTCCGTAGGTGTTTTCCAGAGTTCCGAAGTCATCCATCGTCACGATCGGGACTTGGATGTCGGTCTTGCCCATGTTGAACGCCTTGGCAAGGACTTCAACATCGACTTCCGCCACCACATCCTTGTTGACCAGAAGAACCAGGTCTTCGGGGTTCGCCCAGGTGGTCACGCCCATCTTGTTGTACTGGGTGGATGCGAATCCAACATCCTGTACGGCTTTTCGAAGGGTCTTGACGAATGCCTTGGCGTTTGCTTCGGCGGATGCGCCACCGATGGCGTTGACTTCATAATCGAAGTACCCGTCGTAGGTCGCCAAGATGTTCTTCATGCACAACCACTCGTCATGCGATGCACGGGAGTACACCGAATTGATTTTGGAAGTGATGAAGGAATCCAGGGTGGCTTCGGAACGGAAGACACGAAGGAAGTCCAAGTCGCCGATGGTGATGTCGTACACATCACGGCGGTTCATGCGGTGGTAGACCACCTTGACATTGTCATCCTCACGGCGACCGAGGGGGTTCAATCCCTGGGGGTCGTAGGTCGTGCCAGACTTCGCCATGTCGACGAAAATCTCTTCCACATCCTGTTGGGTGAGGATTGCCCCCGACTTGAACTGTGCCAACTTGTTCTTGAACAACTTGGATTCAATGAGGGTCTTTCCGATTTTGTTGACCAACGATTCACAGAACTCGTTGTACAACAGGGAATACGCCTGGAGGGCGTTTCCGATTTCCGCAATGTTCGTGCGGGTTGCTTCGGGAATACGGGACGCGTATTCCGCGGACGCGTTCGCCCTGATATTGTTCAGGACATCAATAGAAAATCCCATATATTCTATACCTCCTTTTATATGGTCAAAGTGCGGGCGAAGTCTTCACACGACGGTGTGTCCTCTTCTTCGCCTGTGTCGGTGGGCGGGGTGTACTGGGCGGACAGTTTCAAGAAATACTGTTGATTCAGTTCCCGCACCTTTTCCAAGTCCGTGGACAGTTCGTTCACTTGCCTGGAATAGTTTTCGTTGGAGTTCTGGGCGGTGGCAAGTTCTTCTTGCAAGCGCAAAATCTCCGCTTGTGCTTCTTCCAATGTCATGGTGACAACCTCCTTTATAGAATTTCCATCATTATTATATCACATGGTAAATTAAATTTACTATTCTACTATAACGAATTTACAATTTGTTCATATACATTTTTTAGGAAATTTTCAAAAATGTGTTGACAAGTGGATATTTTCGTGGTATACTATTGACAGAATCTTGAAAAAGATTCAAATTCAATATTTTAGGAGGTTGCCAACAATGAGCAACGAAACCATGAAGAAGTCCTTGAAGGACAGAGCGAAGGAATTTTCCGTACAACTCCCCCTTATGGAGGGACGCGACAAGGGTGACACGAAGGAACTCTTGGGACAGGTGTCCACCATCACCGACTACGGCTTTCTTCCCAACGAAGCGGGCGAACCCTACGCCGTATTCATCACCAAGGAACGCGCGGGCAAGTTCTACTTCGGCGGAACGGTCTTGACCGCCCGTCTCACCGAACTGGAGAACGAAGGCTACCATGACGCCATCGTGGAAGAGGGTCTTCCCATGCTTCTCACCGAAGCCAAGTCCAAGAAGTCCAATCGCGGTTACACGAATGTGGAATTCTACCCCGAGGTGTAAGACATGAACGACACTCCGAAGAAGTCACGACGGGGTGTGTATTATGACTTGACCATGTCCCCGTATGAGGTGAACACCCCATACGGGGATTCTTTCAAGTTCTCGTCCAAAAAGAAGATGGACATATACACCCGCGATGTGGTCAAAGAAGTTGCGCGCCTGGATGCCCTGTTAGACCGCCACGGTCTTCGGACATTCATTCCCGTGGAAATAGTCGACCTTTTGAAGCGGTCGGTCTATCGTTCCTTTTATAAGCAAGTCGAGAGGTAAAACGCCATGGCACAGAGACAAAAAGCATATCCGAAGGGTCGCCAACCTGGGCGGAAGAATCTAAAGAGAACCGCATCGGGCGACCTTTTGAACCAGTACGGTGTGACATTCACCGAAAAAGAAAAACGCGCGTTGGAATCGGCGGTGAACTCCGCCAACCGTAAGCGCGCGAAAATGTTGAAGCAAGAAGCAACCCTTCCCCGAATGGTCGGTGGTAAAGAGACAGGCGACACGGTGGGAAGTTTGCATCTTATGGGAAAAGAATCCGACTTCATTTTATCAAAGAAGACCAAGTCCTTGCAACGGTTCAAGACCAAGGAAGACTACGACCGATACATGGCGAACTTGAAAAAGGTGAACCGTCCCGACTACCTGGACGAACGAATCCGCCAATACAAGCGAAACCACATGACCGCGTTGGAAAACGCGTTCGGGGACGACGCCAAGGATGTCATCATGAAGATTCGGATGATGAAGCCGAAGGACTACATGGAATTGATACAGAAGAACGAGGACTTGGAAATCGGGTACATTTACGACCCATCCGAAGCATCGGGGAAGTTGAACCAGATGCGCGCCAACCTGGGTATGAAGTTAAAGGAAGACTATATCGAAGACGATTATTGATTGGAGGACACCGTCATGGCAATAAAGCGCATGAAGTTGGCGTGTGATTTTGAAACCACGACCGACCCCGAAGATGTCCGCGTGTGGGCATCATGTGCCGTTGACATCGACACCTTGGAAACCGCCTTTATAGGCAATTCGATAGATTCCTTTTTTGATTGGTTGCGAGACAAGAACACGGTGTGTTACTTCCACAACCTAAAGTTCGACGGGGAGTTCATTTTATCATACCTTCTTCGGAACGGGTACAAGTACGACAGGGAAGGGAAGAAGGCGAACAAGACCTTCACCGTGTTGATTGCCGACACGGGCGCGTGGTATTCCATCGAAGTGATATTCGAGAAAAAGAACAAGACCTACAAGAAGGCGGTCATCCACGATTCGTTGAAGAAGTTGCCCTTCAAGGTCTCGCAAATATCCAAGGCGTTCCAGTTGAAGGACGAGAAGTTGGAAATCGACTACAAGGCATACAGAGAACCAGGACACGAACTCACCGAAGAGGAACGCGCGTACATCGTCAACGATTGCCGAATCGTTGCAAACGCCCTTCAAATTCAGTTCGCCCAGGGGTTGAAGAAAATGACCAACGCGTCCGACGCGTTGAACGGGTACAAGTCATCGTTGCCATCCAATGTGTTCGAAAAGTGGTTTCCCGTCCTCCCGATCGAGTTGGACGCGGACATCCGAAGGGCGTACAAGGGCGGATATGTGTACTTGAACGCGATACACAAAAACCGACGAGGTTTGAAGGGTGTGACCCTGGATGTCAATTCCTTGTACCCTTCGGTGATGTATTATAGTCTATTGCCGTATGGCTACCCGATGTATTTTGAAGGTGAACCGAATCCCGATGATACATACCCGTTGTTCATTGTCCGCCTGGAATGCGCCTTCGACTTGAAGCCAGGACACCTTCCCACCATCCAGTTGAAGAACAACCGCGCGTTCATCGAAACGGAATACCTAACCACATCGGACGGGGACATCGTCCCGATGACCTTGACTTCCGTTGACCTTGCCTTGTTCTTCGACCACTACGATGTGTCGAACCTCACCTACATCAACGGTTGGAAGTTCCGAGGGGTCACGGGGATGTTCAAAGAGTATATTGAATACTGGATGCACATCAAGGAAACGACCGAAGGGGCGCTTCGACAGTTGGCGAAGTTGATGTTGAACTCATTGTATGGGCGGTTCGCCCTAAACCCCAAGGCGTTCAAAAAGTTCCCAAGCATCAACGAAGACGATGTGGTGGTGTATGATGTCATCAACACCCCGCAAAAGGCAAAAGAACACGGTCTTCCCACCCCCGAACTTCGTGACCCTGTATACACCGCCATGGGCGCGTTCATCACAGCCTACGCACGCGAAAAGACCATAAGAAGCGGTCAATCCGTTTATGATAGATTCATATACGCGGACACGGATTCCTTGCACCTGGTGGGTTATGATGCACCCCACGCCATGGAAGTCCATCCCACCCAGTTGGGCGCATGGAAACACGAAGGCGTGTTCCAGGATTCCAAGTACATCCGCGCCAAGACCTACATGGAAACGATGGTTACGCCCACCGTGTGCGATGTGCGGACATATTGCCAATGGGCGAATAAGCGCGGTAGCGATATGACCCTCCAGGAAGCCGTCAAAGGGTCGTGGGGTTACAAGATACCGTTCACAGGACGAACGGACGCCACGGCAAAGGAAAAGACGGTTGTGACCTGTGCGGGAATGCCCGACAACATCAAGGCGATGGTGACCTATGACAACTTCACCCAGGGTTCACGGTTCGAAGGTAAGTTGATGCCACGACGGTTTCCTGGTGGCGTGGTTCTGGTAGAAACTACCTTCACTTTGAAATAGGCTATTGACAACGGTGATGGTATTGTGGTATAATATTCAATGGTCAATAGTTGTGATGCTTGTTTAATAACGGCGATACCGCGCGGGAGTGCTACATCTAACCGATGCCCGCGGGTTATGGATTGGCAACCTTCGACGATTAACTCATGACATCACGACGAACGCCCGAAAGACCCGTCCCTTGTGGATGGGTCTTTTTGTATTTGTGCAAAATGACGAATGGTCACACGACCCCACGCGAAGACGCGTGGCAACACACCCCGCCCCACTCCCATCACAGGGTGAAGGGTATCACGACAGGGTGACATGATAGCACGACCTGTCGCCCATCCAATACGCCCCACATCCATCCCCCACGAACCGTGGTTCTCACACCCCGTTCCGTGGGGGAATTTTTCGTGCCTGGGGGAGGGTCGTATATTCCC